TAAAAATCTTATGATCCTAGTATCTTGTTGAAATCTTAGTTTAGTAATATTAAAATGACATTTGCAATTTCTGAACGTTTCCGGCAAGTGATATATTTTGCTTTGTTCGATCTCGTATTGGTTCCCGTAATCCTTCATAGCTTTGAATACTTCGCCCGGCCCCGGAAGATCTCCGCATAATTCGATTATTGCCGCTTTTTCTTTTTTGGGTATCTCTCCGGCTGCTATCCAAATGATCCAATATCCACCCGATAAATAATAGCCTTCTTTGCCGTCTTCGTTTTCCGTATCGTGTCCAATAACAAGTCCCGGCCCTTTGTATGCTTCGTTTAATAATCTTTTGAAAATAGTATTTTTGAAAAACATTGTTTATTCCCCTTTCGTTTTATTGTTTTTATAGTGTTCGCATTTTTTACAAGGCAATTCCGGCCAATCCTTAGTAACCCTTGGCCCTTCACAACAATTAAATATCTTTGGCGCTTCTTCACAATTTACAAGATCAAAATTATTCGCCTTTGCTAAATAGTGGCGTATAATCGCCCGGGCTTCTTCGTAGCTGTACGCAACCGCTGTTTTATATTCTTGCTGCCGTAACTTTTCCATGAACGCTTCTTGATCCTTGGTTGTTTTGTTCTTCTCGAATTTCATTTCGATATACAACCCATGGAAGCCCATTCTTGCAACCGGCAAGCAAATATCGGGAACCCCGCTTTTAAGTCCTGCCATTTTTAGCAATCCACCATTTGTTCTTTTCCCTTCGTTTGGCACATGGTACATTAAATCTAATTCCGGTATAAAATCTTTGTTTCTTTCAGCCCATGAAAAAAGGTTTATTTGTTCCGTTGTTTCGGAACGTTTCATATTTCCAATGCTCATTCTTTTTCTATCCTTCCTCTAGTTCTCCGAATAATTCCATGTATCGATCCGGATCAACATTTGCTATTGTCTTTTTCACTTCTTCTTCCGTGGTTAACCTTAAATCATTTTGACTTTCGCAATAATATAGCCATGCGCCCTTCTCGGTTTTTAAATATTCTGCGTCTTCCCAAAAGTTATGTACAAGTCCCGGCATTAGTGTTAGTTCTGTACTGTATTTTCTTCTAAAACCGAATACAACTTCTGCCCCTTCTGTGTTATACACTTTTCCTTCAATTATTTTTTTCATTTACTTACCTTCTTTCAATTTCTACACATTCGTGCATATATGTAATAGCTGTCATTAATTCCATTCAATTTAATTTCAGCGTCAATAAATTTATATCCCGGATATTTTTTTTCAAATATTTTTTCCATGTATTCGTGATCGTGGATCATTTTTTTTACATTGCCTTTTTTGAATTTTGAATAACTTCTTGATACATTCGGTTTATTTAAATTTTTTGAAGGTGTCCAACGCTTACACCCTTTCGGATCTTTTGTGATGTATGTACAAAGTCCTGCTAAAAATGTGTCGTCGTCCGGTTTTAGTCTTTTTGTTTCCGGTCGGCTTCCGTGTTTCCACAAACTTTCTATTTCGTCACGATCGCAATCACCGGAAAATATAATGTGATGGTGTACCCGGATCTTTCTTTTTGGATCTTCGCTATATTCTGTTACATAGATATATTTCAAATTGTCTTGTCCGCGTTTTTTTCTTCGGTAGTTGATCCGGCGAATAAACTTTCCGAATATTTTTTGTGCTTCGTCCATATCTTTGGGAATATTATTATTGTCATATCCAAATGTACCCCATAAATCACCCGGCCCGAAATTTTCAGAAACCAAATTATTAAAATATCTCTTTGATCTTTTTTCATTCAAATTTTTTTGTGAAGGTTTTGTTTCTCTTTTACTTTTTGTTTTCGGTATATCTGTTTTTTTATAAAAACTTGGATATATATCTGCTTCAAGTTGTGATCCTGCTTTTGTTGTTGTGGTTCTATATAGACAATCCACCTTCTGTTCCTTCAATAGGCGTTCTAATTCCCATTCTTCTAATGTGTCAATCTGTTTTTGGTACGCTTCTTCATAATCGTAATTATCAAATGTCAAAATACACCCCGCCTTTTCCATTAGTTTTTTTATTTACCAATCCATATATAATTATTAATTTTATATATTCAACGGTTTGTTAATACCCATTACGCGGTCGGGAAAAATTGTGTTTCTTCTATATAATGTAATTTCTTTTTATTGTTGACGCGCCTTCTTTTCCTCGGTTAGATTTTCTACAATGTGGGCTAATTCTTAGGCGGCTTCTTCCCACCCCTTCACGTTATCATTGGCTGTTTTCAAATCCATTTCTAGTTCTTTGATCTTGAATTCTAGCGTGTCCGCATAATTTGTTGTAATGTAAACCATTTTCGGTTGACGTCGGATCTCGGGGCGCTCTGCTACTGTTAACGTGCAATGGCTTCCGTTTATGTCTACAAAGTGTGCTTGTCCGCATTTCGGACAAACCCCGGTTTTGTTATCGCTTATTTGTGTAAGCGCTTCTTTTGGTATAACATAACCGCATTTAAGGCAAGTTCGCGACTTGGTGTCATTTACGTTAAAAATCCTCTTAACTGCCATTGGCTGATCCTTCTTATATTTCTTCATTTTTTTGTTTTAATCTACTATAAAATTGCCTTTTTTTACATTTTTATATATAATATTTTTGGAGGTGTATAAATATGGAAAATGAAAATCAAAAATTACTTTTCGCTATTGAAAAATCAGCTAAACTAGCTAGCGAATACAAATTCAAACAAGAAATACCTAATTCACCAAATGCTTTAAAACTTTCAAAATGGTATGCTAACGAAATCGAAGAAGTTACTGAACAAATTAATACAAATGAAAAAAATTGTAATATAACATGTTCTTGCTCAAAAGGTTGTGCTGCATGTTGTCAACAATTAATTGTTGTTGGAAATGTTGAAACTCAAGCTTTTTCGTTAACAATTGAAAATTTATCAACGGATGAAAAAGCCTTATTGAAAGAAAAAGTAGAAAGTCAATGTTTAATATTACAAGCCAATTCTATAACACCGGAAATAATGGCAAGTCCTTTTTACAATGAAAAACAACAACATGAAATGCAAAAAAAATATTTTGAACTTCAAATGCAATGTCCTTTATTAAATGACCAAAATGAGTGTATTATATATAAACAACGTCCTACGCTTTGTTGGTCGTACCGCTTTTATGGTAATAAAGAACAATGTAGTACTTCTTACGATTTGTCTAATTCAATAAAGTATTTTGATTGGGAACATGCTGTGAGTATTCGCCTATACGAAGCAAAAAGGCCTAAACGATACGATTTAGTTCCTATTCAATTTGCATTAAAAAATCTTCTTTAAATAATTTACAGTTAAATTTAATATTAAAATTAATGGTTTTTATAAGTTAGATTTTTAAAACGCATTGTTTAAAGCCCTGCTTTTCCAATGCGTTTTTGTTTTACTCACATTTCAACACCTCACGCCTTGATTTATGTACAGCTTCCAAGTTTTCTTTTAGTATGTCGAATTCTTCTTGTGTAATTTCTCCATTTCTTAAATCATTAAATACTTGTCCCGTATAAAAACCCGCTGCATAATCAAGCGCCGCGATTGTATTGTAGTTATTTAAAAGCCCTGCTTCGCTTGTTCGAAGTGTTAATATTTCATTTCTTCGTAATATCTGTTTACGCGACACGCCGCTTTGTTTATCTTTCTTTTTTAAATGCTGTTTAAACTTTCTAAAAAGTGTACTCATGGCCGTATCTCCTTTTAAATTCCTTTTCTAATTTGTTTGAAAATCTACCAAGCAATATTCCTTCCGCTGCCTTTTCCGGTATTGGATTTATGGCCTTGTCGTCTATGTAGTAATCTGCATTTATTTTTCTTGTATCTCCGCCGTATAATTCTATAAATTCCGGTAAATTTTTATTTACTGTATCAAACTCTAAACCGTTGGATTTACAAAAGCGTGTTGCTTCCGCAAGGTCTTCACCATTTCTACAAGTCCATAAAATAATACGTGCGCCTGCTGCCTTCTGCTCAATTAGAAAATTGAAAAGTTGTTCGTTTGGTTGTCCTATCCCCGGCCACTCTTCACCAACACTTAACGTTCCGTCGAAATCAACCGCATAAACTTTGTTTCCGTTCATATCTGCCATTAATTCGGATCCCCTTTCTTGAAAATGAATTTCGGTCAATTTACGAAGCCTTTCTTTCCCGTTCCCTGCTTTCTGTCATTGATGAAAGATTGATCGGTTTTAAATTTCTGATTGCTTCGTTTAACTCTGCTTCTGTCTTAATTCCTAATGCTGCTAATGCTGCTTCTGTTGCTTTTCTATTACACATATGCTTTCCGCCTTTCTATGCTCATTGTTAAATTTGCTTTTAAATAATTCCGTGTAGTTTGTTACGGTGGCAAATTTCCCGGAATTCCTCTAATAATTTATCGCGGTATGTACTTACTTCAATTGTTGTGTACCCGGCGTCGTAAAGGCTATTTTTTATCTGCTGCCATTTAGCACCTACGTACTGCTGCAAATAATCATTAAAATAAACCGTATTTTCTTTTCTTACTGTTAAGTTCTCAACTATGTGTTTCTTCAACTTCTTTTTTTGTGTTTCCTGCTGCTGTGAATTCTTCATTTATTGATCCCCTTTCATTTCTTGCATTTGTGTCGTGATGTTATACGTAACTCTAAAATATGTAAATGTCACAAAAAATTTTTTCGCGTAAGTCTGCGTAATTGTATTGACCGGCGTTTTCTTCTGTTACCGGTATAGTTTCTTTTATATCGTAATATGGATCACTTCTTTTTGAGTATTCCGGTTTATATGTAAAGTGTTTTACAATATGTCCCACTTCCATTAGTTCTTTTTCGTGAATAAGGTTTGCACGACACCCGGAATAGATCATTTCCGGTTGATCTCCTTCACCTTGGTAGATCCTTATTCTAGCCGGCGCGCCTGCTAATGCTATAAAATCCTTTAGTGAAATATTTCCTTTTTCCAACGGATATTCCCCCTTTCCATCTTGTCCGCATATTTCGGATCTGCTTCCTTAAGTGCGACACCTAATGTCTTTTTCGTTGTTCTAAATAGAGATTAGAACTTTCTTAATTGTAATTTTCAATTTTTTTCTTTCATAATTCATGGTATAATTTTCCTTGAAAGGGGGTGTAAATATGTCCTTACAAGAAATATTATCAACATTACGTTCTGACGCCATTCAATCCCTAGATGTTCAAAGTCTTATGAAGAAATACGACATGTTATTCTTAGGTGAAAAGGCTAATGTTATTAATTCCATTGAATTAAGGCATACTATAAAAAATTACTTTAAAACAGAA